CGAAAACGTCCCGGCCAGGCAACTTTCCCGACGTATCCTCCGGTCAACGTGCCGTCGTCGGCATACCCGGAACCGTCGAGCAGCATGGGGACAATCACGGACCCGCTCAGCCGATACCCTCTCGCGTTTGCCGGATGGGGGTATTTTGACTGATAATCCCATGTAATCCCCGAGAGCGCGGCCTGCTTATTGGCTCGGGCAGAGCTGTATATCGTCGATTCGCTGCCCTCCCCGCACTCGTACAGGTCTAGATTAGTTGTAATCGCGTAAATGTACCCTGACCCGGCCGCCGTCCAGGTCAACGTACCGGCAACAAATGCGCCGGTCGCGTCGCCCAAAATTGAGACAGTGGTTGTCCCGCCGGGGAATACGATTGTATCGCCAATTGTGACGACCAGGCACAGGCCAACCATGCGCACTCGTCCAGCCGTGGTGTCGCCAAATCGAGACGCCCAGTCAGGCCCGGTCAATGTCGATAGATACGTATTGAGCCCGGAGCCTGGGAGCCGTACTCCGGTTTGTGTCAGTCTGCGCAAAAATGGGAACATATTACCCCCTTAAATGATGTCGTATAGCGCATATACGTTGACGGTGCCGCTGGCCGCAGCTGTTGATCCGACGTAAAGCGCGACACCTGGGACGACGGGAATCCCGGAAGCCTCTTGAGATACGGCCAAAAACCCACCGCTGTTGGAGGCGGACACGAAAAACGAGTCGTCCGGCGAGGATAGTCGGACGAATATCGCCCCATCCGGTGGGGTAAACGATTTGTAGTTGCTCGCTCCAGACAGCGCTACGGTTGCTGTCGAAAATAGGCGGGGGCCCTGGATAGCTGAGCCGTTTGCGTCTCGGCCCATAACGTATTGAGTTGCACTCATGGTGATACCTCCGGTAATGTTACATAGTCAACAGATTCGAGCTCAATATATACCGAGTCATATTGTGGATAAGGCACGCCGGTCTCGGTTTCGGCGAATGGCTGGATTTTTTTGACCCAACAGGGGACGTCAAAATAATCGCCTGTGTATGGCGGCGTTTTGTGCAGGCGCAGAGTAACCAGTATCTTAGATGATAGCGTACGCACTGTCGCCATTTGCGCAGCGGTAAGATTGGGTACTCCGATTTTGGCGGTAAATCGTCCATACCCACCTCCGCCAATATCGGTTATATTAACATGCCCAGTTAGCACCGACTCGTTATTGATACGATCTGGCAGCCAGGAGTATTCGAGCTGGACTACCGGACAGGTGGATAAATCCCATGATACCGTATATCCGCCAACAGCATATTGTATGACTGGTGCGTCAGTACCCCAATAAGCCATTATCTCACCTCCGTGACGATATTCGTCCGCCGCTGCTTGTAATCGTGTTGCACACTAATCAGTGTATAGTCCGGTCCATTGTCAAGCGGTATCGTGTACGAGCATTGCTTGCGCTCGCCCTGTAACTCGACATTGAGCACCCCGGCGTAAATATAGTTAAGTGATTGTAGCGCAGGCAAAAACGTCCCTCCGGTGAACGGATGAAACGCGGAATCTGCACTGCCGTGTTTGCCGATTATTACATTTGACGGCATGTCGATGTCAACGTAATCAGTTGACGTGGTGGGTGTTGACGTGTAGTCCGTATCGGTTCCGGCAAACGTCGCGTCGAAAATATCGTCAACTGGGTCCTGCACTGTCTGATTGACACGGTATGGATACCGTGAGCCAACTATCTCGCTGTCCGTAGCGATAACATCATCGGCATCCGGCGTTGTCGTGACATGCTCAACCGGGTAATGGTACAGGTGCCCACCGGACAGCACGCCCCGGACTCGCATAAATTTTTGAATCATAACCCATAAATCAAGGGCCGTGCAGCCCGGAACTGGCGTTGCTCCTCCGGTATCGGTATCTGCATAATGGACTGAGTTGATATGTATAGCCAGCATATTGTAATCGATACCTAATGGGCACGAGTTACCATAGAGCTCACTAGTCGGAGATCCGGTTGACCGCTCATTGACCGTAATGATTGATTCAAGCTGCAGAAGATACACCGGCTGCTCTAATAGGTGCAGGAGACTGCACCACCGGTCGCGCGAAACCGACGCGTCCCAGTAAAATTGGCAGGTCGCGTATCCGCTATTGACCGGACGGTTGTGCGAGTACCAACCAGTGCGATTGTAAAACACGATCGTGCCGCTGCTATAGTACTCATCGCTAACGTAATTGAGCGGAGATAGCATTTCGAGACGAGATAACACGTTGACTGCCCGGAGCTCCTGCACCCCCCGGACAACATCTCCGACCGAGTCAATCTCATATAGGTGCGTCAATCCGTATGTTGTCGGATCGTATATTGACAGACAATCCCCTCTGGCAAACGAGATACCAGAGGCATCGGCAATCTTGGCCGTGATCGTATCTGATACGTCAGGCTCCCACAGGTCACCAACCGAGCACTCAACACCAGTCAATGACACGGTATAATTTGACAGGTCTGTAACGACCGGCCAAAAATCGGCAGGCGCGTCGTTGAGTACCCCGTCAACTTCGTGGCGAAAATCACCGATATATCCAGCCGAGACGCCTTCGAATCCTTCGACAAATCCAAGCTGTTGATATGCTACGTCTGTTCCGCCAACCTTTTTGCCGTACATGCCGTAGTCGTAAATTATCCCATTAAAAGGGATTAACGGCACGATGTACGGATTTAACGCACCAATGTAAAACACCGTCGCATCAACGCCGGTGTTGGATACAGCTCCAGATTGCCAATTGCGTATCGGATTACGATAACGATCATATAGGCGCACCTCATAGTATCCATACGTGTTGTTATAGTAGCACTCTGCGTCGTATATCGTGTCCGTGTATAATAGATAGTCTGAGCAATCGAGTGATCCGCCAGGATAGTACAGCCGCAGATATGCGCCGAGTCCAGATTTGACCACGACCAGGGCATAGCGGTATGTAGTGCCTGATCCCCACACGGCCATTTCGGTTGCTGCGCCAAAATTTAGCCAGCGAAAACGGGCCCGAATCGGGACGAGTCTATCCGCTGCAGCGGTGTGCCATATCCCGGACGACACCCAGCATCCGCCGTCAAATTTACCACCGTGGTTGTGGTCGCGATAGTGCTTGAGCTGTATCATCTCCACCACCCGTTTCGCCCGGCTGTGTATCCGCGGGCCGTCATCCTTGACCGTGCGTAATCCTGCCGTCGTACAGATACGTCGGCGGTCGATCCGTTGACCTGGACAATGGCCGGATCACGGTTGATAATGTCCGCCATGATCCGTACAATCCGTGCGTCTCCCTGTGCGGGAGACGAGGTGTAAGCCGTTTGCATGATTGCCGGCCCCCGACTGCGGGACGTTTCGCGGTCAATGACAATCTCTCCGGGTGTGAGCATCACCGGCACCGTGTCAATGCCAGGGCGCCCGGATACCACGCCCGATAATCCGGTCCCGAGAGCATAGTGCTGCGCGTTGATCTGTGCAATCTGAGCTCCGGTCGCTGCCGTTGACATGGCCGCCGTTGCAATCGCCAGTAGCGGGCCACCGTACGTCATGCCCCACCGCCATGCCACGACAGTAGCCAGTATCCCGGTGATAACAGCCTGGGCCTTCGCAAACGCTTTGCCGGTCTCGTAGTTTTTAGCGCCAAACGCCGCTGCAATATCTGATCCCTGCCCGGCCATGGCGGCAAACCGCGTAAAATATGTGTTCATGACCGCTGTCTGTTGACGGTATTTTTTGAGCTCAATCTCCTGTTGCGTACGAGCCGATTGTTTGGTGATCGCAGTGATCGCGTCGGATTTTTCTTGCTCGCTCATGATCGCATTTGCCTGGACAAACATCCTCAGCTCGTCCAATTGATTGAGCTCGTCAATCTCCTGTAGCCACGGCGATTGGTCTTGTAGTATATCGCCGAGTTGGCTCATATAATCTTGATACGCAGCCAGCGAGTCAGTGTAATCAGGCGTGGCGACCTGCACCGAGACCCCTGTATCGGCTGGCCGTGTTCGCGGCGTAGCGACTGCGCTTATCTCTCGCAATGAGTTGAGCAGCCGCTCATTTGCGACAGCCTGGTGGACTACCGCTGTGGCTCCGGACTCACCGGCTTTAGTGTCGTCATTAAGATCGTCAGTATGCGTAATCAATAGACCAGACATCTCTTGGAGTGTCTTATTGTATGCATCAGCCGCGTCTTTGACCTTGCTCTTTTGCAGGATCACCTGATTATCAAGTGCGTTTTGATCGCCCATGGCCCCAGTTACCGATAGCAATTTTTGGCGATACGCCTCAAGCGAGTTGACCGTTGTGGACGATAATCGTATAGACTGCCCGAGCCCATCACGTGCAAACGCCATGCCGGATTTTGCGCAATCGTCAATCGCTTTTTGCCACCGGGTATAAGGGTTTGTGTCAAGCACATTTCGCGCCTGCCCAAAGCGTTTAACCAACTCTATCAACTGAGCTTGCGTATATCCTGTTGACTCCCCGAGAGACTGCATTGCCTCCTGGAGACCGCGCTGGGAAATTTGATTTTTGAACGCTTCGCCCTGCAGCCTGCCAAGTTTTTTTATCTCCTCATCCTGCTGGTCGAGCATGTATTTGACTGTCGCCTCTGCGGTCAGTGCCTTTGTGGCCTCGTCGCGGGCTGCTGTCAGGTCGTGCAGGGATGCCTTTTCGAGGTTTAGATTGCTGATATAGTCCGGATAGTCAATGTTGATGTCCCTGATCGCCTTGTCAAATATCTGAGTTGACGCCGCGCTATGCTCCCCCTCTTGTCGATAGTTGATAAGCGTTTGCATAAGAATGCCAAATTTCCCGGTGGACTCGGCAACCGTATCCGCAAGCGTTTTTTGCGGAGTGAGCATCCGCTCGATACCGTTAAACACTTTAGACAGTACGCCTTCGCCACTAGTCAGGGTCGGCAACAGTTTTCGCCCGAACGCTTTTTCCATATCCTCAAACGACCTCTTGAGCACCTCGGCTTGGCCTGCCGCAGTGGGTAGTGCCTGGGCCGCCAACCCGCCGAATTTTTTTTGCAGAACGTCCATCGCATAGGAAACTTTGTCCTGTTGCCCAAGTTTTTTGAATTCATCGTTAGTGTCCTTAAGCTCTGGAACATAACGACCTATCATCATAAAATTGCCGTTCAATACCTGCCCCAGCATCCGGCTTGCGTCCATCCCTTCGAGAATCGACGACGTTTCCATATCCTGAGCCAGAGCCAAGTATTTGATCGAATTTGCATAGCTGCCGGTAAACTGCATTAGCTTGGTAAGCGTTTGCGTAACAGCATCGTCGTCTTTTGCCGTACCCTCCATTACGGCACGGATTGCCCTCTCGGCCTGCTCTCCGTACGTGACCCAGCTCATTCCGAGATTTCGCACTTGGTCGCGCAACCGTGTTAGATTTTGCTGCTCCTGTACCGCCCCACGGACAGACTCCTTTACAAAGTCGATCGCCTTGCTCATAGTCATATAAGCAGCTGCTGCACCAAGTGCGGCCTTTCCCAGTTCGCCAAGTTTTCCGGTTATACCGCCGAGCTCGGATTTTGATTTTTCCACGCCCGTCGTGACAACGTTTATCTCCATGCGCTCATTTTCGGCCACGTTTCCTCCGCTCAAGTTCGTTTTCCCGTATCCGGACCATCTCCGCCCGGACGGCCTGCACCAGGTGCGCCCACCACGTAGGCTGTCCGTCTATCCCGCCCGGCCACGGGTAACCTGTTTGACCGTGCTCGCTGTCCATGTACCACGACAATACTGCTCGGCCAGCCGGCGTCAGATGTGGATAAGCTCCACCGTCCGGATTATGGCGGAGGCACCGCCCAAACGCTGAGCAGTGCCCCTTGCAAACCTCTGTTATGCCGCGCCCCGCTTTACTACCAAGATCGACCTCCGGGTTTAAGGCGCGTACCCGGAGGTAATGAGTCAGTTTCCCGAGTATGCCTCAAGTCGTTTTTCGAGCTGCTCGTCCATGTCGTCAGATTCGTTGAGCAGGACCTTGAGCACGTCCGCCGGTAACCCGTTGATCGTGTCAACCGTGGGTGTTGCGTTGATAACCCATCCCTCGTCACCGACGCGCGTTGACCGTCCGTCAAGCTCACCACCTAGGCGACACACCAGTTTGCGGAGACGGATTTCGACAGGGCCCGGGGCGCGGTCGGTAAACTCGATAGTGCCATTGGCTCCGATCCGCGTCGATCCCATCGGCATGATCCTGTCATTATCGAGTGGGCGGATTGCGCGGAGAGTCGCGAAATGTTCACCGCGGGCGACAACCTCGCGGTAAAACTCGGCGCCAGGAGAGGACAGGCAGTCGTCAAATGTCGTGCTCATACCGTCACCGTCACGCTGCAGGAAAATGCTGCATCGCCGTTGTTGTTGGCCAGGGTGAGCGGGAATTCATGGCGATAATACCCATTGTCCGGATCGGCCAGGGTAGGATTATCAACCACCCCGTGGGCCGAGAGCACCCACGCGTGCGAGCCCATCGTAACCGTTGCCACAAACGTTGCAATACCATTGGTCGTCGGTACGCCAACGGCGGCATCGTGCATCGCGGTAATTGTTGCTGTACCGCCAAGTTGCTGGGTAATCATCAGTTGCCGAGTAAACGACAATCCAAACGACGAGTCATCATCCGTTGCTGTGCGGGTGACCTCGATATCAGCCGACAAAATCTCGGTCAGTGATCCGGTCAACCCATCACACGACAGCGACACAGCCGTAACATCGCCCGACTGCGCAACCGGGATGTGCAGTGTTGGCGTAAACGTACCCGTGATTGACGAGTACGACTGGTCAATGTCTTGACAATCAAACTGCGCCTGATAGGTGATCGCGCCGGAGGCGGCGATTGAAATCTTGAGTGACTTGCAAACGCAACCCGTGGCGATACGCCCATACCCAGACTTGTCCCCGGCGCGAAATACCTGGGCAATCGTGTAGCTGTTTGGCGCACGAGTTGTAATGTCCGTCTCAAACGAGGCGGGGGAATCCGCAGGGATAGCCTTTGACGAGTCGGTGATTGCCTGGATCAACATCCAGCACGCTGGTGATAACTGTCCGGATAGCGTGATTGTGGGCATGTTTCGACCGCTCACCATCTCCGCGGATGATTTTTCGACGAGGCCGGTTTTCCCGGTCAACTCAATCCGCTCGACCCCCTGCGCAAACTCAAATTTGTCCGGGAGGATTGCCCCGCCAGTCGCCAAAGTGCCCGGATTTGTGCCGTACGTGACCTCTTTTTTGATCGCGACAACGTAATCGCTGCCAAAAATGTGCGTAATTGCCATTATCTCCTCCTACTCCGGACGGATCGCCCGGAGAATTGTGCTTATTTCTGTTTCGAGTTCATCTTTTGGGATTTCCCGGGGTGAGCGCATAAAATTGAGTATCTCCTCAACCTCGTCATGGCGTGTTTTGAGCGCCGTCATGGACTCCTCCACGGCGGTTAACCGCTCATTGAGCGCGTTCATCGCCTCCTCGCACGAGGTGATCGTGTTTTCAAACTGCGTAAAAGAGATCGGCCCAATCCCTGCCGCAGGCCTGCTCAGTCGAATCTGTAACATATTGCCTCCTATGACCTTGAGTCTAAAATTTGCATCGTGAATCGAATTCGCCACACGTGCATCGCCGCGGTGTATCCCGGGGAAAACAGGTTGATGTCCGTCGCTCCCGAGCTCTCTCCCTTGTCGGTGCCTGCCCAGCGCAACACGGCAACCCGAGGGACAAACGCCATGACTGAGCTCATCGCCGAGATGATCGTATCGTGCACGGCAATGACCTGGCCTCGCGGATCGTTAGCGCCCGGGCGGTGGTACAGCCACACATTGACGGACTGGGTGTATGCGATAATCATTCCTGGCCGATGCTCCGCATCCGTAACGTCGCCAATCTCTATCAGTGCGGCGGGTACCCGTTGACCAATCTCATTGACCTGATACGGGTATTCGCCAATCATTTTCAGCGACGGAATTGTGCTAAGTTTTGTAACCGCAGTAGTATAAATAGTGCTTTCGAGACCGTTCATTTGATCCTCGCCAAAATCTTGCGAAATTTGACCATGGATTCCCGCCGCGTCTCGTCCGACACACCGAAAAAATGCCTCTTTGGCAAGCCTATGCCCTCGTTATGATTACGCGCCTTTGATCGCTCAAGTTGCGAATTAAAGCGGATCGACGCTCCGCCGCTGATCCGGACAACCTCCATGGCCGGTAACATGTGATTGCGATACATGAGGGTAACCGTATCGCTCGACCGGTGATTGTCCTCTCTGTACTTGGCATAGCGAGCAGAGTACGGCCGAAACGCTGCTCCCCAAACGTCTTTCCCGGCCCTGGTGTTGGACAAAATGTCATCGCGGATTAACCGCGCCACGACCTCACACGCACGATCCGCAGCAGACAACCTGCTCTGCGTGCGGGCAATCATCGCCTCGACCCTACTCGTATCAACGGTTATCGCAGACACGGGCTTGTCCATGACACCGGCGTGTCGTACTCGTCCGCCGTACCGGTCAATGCGTTACTGATGTCAACCGTCCGTATTGCAAGCGCAAACGCACGCTCGTATTGTCCGTCATAATAAGACGCCTTCGCAAAGTGCAGCTCGTGACTGCCCATGTTTGCGAGCTCTTGGTAGATCATCGACAGACAAAGGTAGTCACTGGCCTGCGCGAAATGTGCAGGATCGGCCACGAGGTCAATGTAGTCCTGGCCTGCACCGCGCGACACGGCTCGACCGCTATCAATCAGCGCCATGGTGATCCTCCGTTTTAACACGTCCTTTGCCAGGCCGATTTTGTCGGCCCAGGATTGCACGGCGTAGGTATATCCAGCGGACCAGTCAACGGCAACGGATACGGTAACCGTATCATTGTCATTGTCAACCTCGGTTATCGTCACATTTGTATCGTCGGCTGTCAGGTATCCGCCAACCGACATCAGGCGCATGTCTGCGGACGGGATACTCACAAGATCAACCTCGCCAGTGGTGGACAACTCGTCGCTGCCCGAGTCCACTGATTTGAGGTCAGTTATCCGTGACTCATACCTGCGCAGAGACAGGTCTGTCGAGATAGTCGTATTATCCCACAACGGCATAGTTACCTCAATAAGCGACGGCGGCCCAGTGGAGTGAGCCGCCGTCTATGTGTGAGTCGGTCATGGTGGTCAAACGATGGGCACGATTGCCGCGGACAACTTTTTGGCGGAGAGATCGCAGGTGGTGGTCACCCGGACGGCGACGTACTTGTAATCGAGTCCGGTCCACTCTTTTTGCAAGTCGTCCTCGTCGATGATGAGAGACGCTACAATCTCGCCTGATTTCCAAAGCTCCGGATAGGTTCGCCCGGTTTTTTCGAAAATCACGCCCTTAAAAACCCCGGCCCCGGCCCGCTGAAAATAGTAGTCAGGGGTTCGACTCGATTGATTGACACAGGTGATCCCTGTCCCGCTGTTGGTGTAGTGGCGGAGCACTTCGAGCTTGAGGTCTTCCTTCGATCCCAGCACCAGGTCGGCCGTTTCGGCGTTCCAAAAAACAACTCGAAATTTCCCGCCGGTGTGCTTTGGCATCTCGATATAGCTGGAGATCGCGTTGGTTGCGTTGGGTAGAGCCGTCCCGCTGCGAAGCACGAGATTCGAGTCCACGATAGGGCAGCGTCCATGGTAGTTTTTGGGTTGTACGGCGATAGCCATTTGTCCCTCCCTTAGATGGTTTCCGTGGAGGAAATATTTTCCTCCAGGACGATCCGAGCCCCGTTCCAGGTCTCGATCATGGTGTTGTAGGCGATATCCGCGGGAGTCGTCTTGATTTTCGAGTCCTTGAGATCATACAACAGGCTGCGACCGTAGCGGTTACAGTAGATATATGTGTCGCTGCCGTTGCTCTTGCACATGTCGAGCAGGGCGTTTATGTTGGATGCCGTCGGGGTATGCCCGGACTCGTTTGACACGGACACATAAGCGGAGACAAACGCAGAGTCGGCCACGAGTAAGCTCATGTACGCCTCATATAATACCTGGTACACCGGCTTGACGGCTCCGGTTGAGGTGTCGGTAACCATGGTCATCAGGGCCCCGTTGTTGACAGGGCTCGCAGTGATCAGATTGCCGAGCGCGGCGGCCTCGGCGGAGTACAGACCGCAACATTTTCCCGGCACCCACCGCACGGCAAGGATCGTTGTGCGCTTGCCGCTAGTCCCTCCTGCGTTGATTGTCTTTGAGTTTGCGACGGCGTGTTGACGCAGGCCTCGAAAACCATCGGACGACCCAAATGTGGCGTCGGTGCCGTACACGAGTTGACGGCCAGCCGCCTGGCCGAGTCCCTCGATAAACTCGGCGGTGTTCGCCTCAAAATACCCGGCAACTCCGCCGGGCCAGCTTTCGCCGATAGCCTTGTCCACGATGTCGATGTCAGACAGGATTTTAAGGTCTTCCTGCTGCATTGTTTTTAGCGTTGCGTGAGGGACTATTCCTCCGTTCGGGAGGCGAAAGCCACCCGACGGGAGCGCCTGCCCCACTTTGTACTTGTGGAAAAGTCCGTGACTGGCCTTATCAAAACGCATCGTGCGCAGGATGCCGGACTCCTTGGTCAGGCTATCAATGATAGCGGCCTGCTCCGGCACGTTCCAAGCCGCAGCGAGCGACAATAAATCTACGGAAGCCATTGTAATATCTCCTTTTAGCTTTTGAAAGCCTCGAAGGCTTTGGCGAACGGACTGCCAACGGGAGCAGCCGGCTTGACCGGAGGAGTACCATCACGAGGAGGAGTTCCTCCTTGTGCCTGGTCAAACGATCCGCCGAATTTCTCGGCAGTCTCGAAAATTGCCAGGTTATGCCGCAACTCATCCACCGTCAACTGTTGGCCCTTGGCCGGGGTCTTGAGCTCTCCGCGAAATGCGTCAACACGGGTTTTGATCGTGTCGGCAGCTTTCTCGTCAAGGAGCTTCGCCCGGGCCTCCCAGTCCTTTGCCAACCGCTGGCCGACTTGCTCTCGCAAAGATGTTACATCTTTGAGATCGGGTTCGGCCGCAAGCAGCTTTTGGTTCGCCGTTGACAGCTCTTTTGACAGGCTATCAACTTGTAATTTCAAGGCTTTGCGTGTTTCGTTGACCTCGTCGAAACGACTTTTTGGGATCGAATCCTTCCCGGACTCCGCGAGGGCTCCCGCGATTTTTTCCTCTGATTCCGCCTTGACGAAATCATGTAACGCCTTTTCAAGCTCGGGTTTAGGCTCTACCCCATGCAGTTTCAAGATGTCATTAATCGTCATTTTTGCCTCCTGCCGACTTTACCGCCCTGCTCGGGGCGCATGCCATATAAGACTTTATGCCCGAGCCTATGTCAAGCCATAGTTTTTCTATGATTTTTTTTTATTTTTTCAAAGATTTTTCTTGACATTCGAACTGGGTGGGTTATCTTGTCTTTGTGAGTCGGGTAAGCGATGACCGAAAGGCACCCACCGAACGGCGGAAAAGATGGAAAAGAACACAATGAGCAATTTA